GAATCGCAGCAGCGTCATTTCTCCCAACAAGATTTGGCACCTGCAGGCGGATGCCGACAAGGATGTGCGCAAGTATTTCAGCGTCTTTGAGATCCCGAACATCACAGCGCAATTGATGCCCATCGTGCAGTACGGGCTGAAGATGGCCGAGGAAGCGACCAACATTCCGCTGATTTCCCAGGGCCACGACGGCGAACAAACGCCGCAGACGCTGGGCCAGGCGCAGTTGCAGAACACCAATGCAAACACGCTGCTGCGGAATCTGGCCTACACGGTGGACGAGAAGATCACTGAGCCGGTGGTGAATGACTCCTATGACTGGCTGTTGCTGGACCCCGATGTTCCAGACGATGAAAAAGGCGACTTCGATATCAACTGCCGCGGATCCGTGGCAATGGTTGAGCAGGCCATTCAAGAGCAATTCCTGCTGCAAATGGGCGGCATGGTGACCAATCCAGCCTTTGCGCTCTCCCCGCCGCGGTGGATGGAGCAGGTGCTGAAGGCCAAGAAGTTCGACACACGCTTGCTGCAACTGACGGACGCCGAGAAGGCGCAGGCTGCGCAACAGCAGCCGCCCGAAGCGCCAGCCGTTACCTCGGCAAAGATCAATGCGCAGGCCCGGCTGCAGGCCGCACAGATCATGGCTGGCGTCACGGTCAAGAAGTCAGAGATTGATGTGGACAGGGACCGCACCTACGTGCAAGCGGAAATGCAGCGGAACCAGATCGACCATCAGGCCACGATGGCAGAGCTGCAACTTCGCCGGGAACTTGCCATGATGGACTACGCCAACAAGCGAGAGCTGTCACTGGAGCAGGTCAAGGCCAAGCTGGCAGACACAACGATGCGGCTCAATTTGCAGAAAGACCTGTCGCTGGCCAACCTCACGCTGGATGTGCATAAGCACAGCAACCCGCAGGTCATTAAGCCGCCGACTGAACCCGCAGGCCGCGCCCCCGATGGCGAGGCTTACCAGGCATGAGCGAGCGTTTCGAGTTGAGCACGGCTGAGCGCCATTCCCCGCTGTGGGTGCGCCTGTCCGACCATTTAGACGCGCTGCTGTCCACTGCCAGACAGCAGAACGACATCGACAAGGACGCGATTGAAACCGCCAAGCTCCGCGGAAAGATCGCAGCCTACAAACAGATCAAGGGTCTGGGCGATGAGCCCCGGCCCGCTGAAGACTAGAGATTACCCGCCGCCCAAGTGACGGCAAACGGATGCAGCAGACGACAACGCCTGCTGTCAGTTGACCCGCCTAGTGCGGGTTTTTTTATGCCCGCTTTCGAGTGGGCATTTTGTTTTGTGGAGAGCTGAATGCCAGGAGATACCGAAGACCTCGATCTGACGCCAGAGGACGACAGCGGATTTGACAGCGGATTTACCGGCGAATCGCAGACGACAACGCCTGACGACGAACCCGAGACAAACGCAGAAGTCAATGAACCCGTTGACCCCCCAGCGCCAAGGTATGCCCAGATCACGGAAGAGCAGTTTGCTGACCTGATGGCCAAGGCCTCGTCTGTTGACCAGATGAAAGCCGAAACCTCACAAAAGCTGAACCAGGCTTTCGGGCAATTGGGCGGGTTGAAGCAGCGACTGGAATACCTGCAAGGGACGACGGGTGCAGGGCAACCTGTGCAAGTTTCCGAAGATTTGGTGAGCGAGATGCGGGCTGAATTTCCCGAACTTGCCGACCTGAATCTGAAGGCCTTTCAGAAGTTCGCCAGCAGCCTGAAAGGCACCGGAAGCCCGGACATTGAACGGATTGTTTCTGAGCGTGTGAGTGCCACCCAAGCCGACCTGACCAACAGCCGCCTTGATGAGGTGGTTGACGGTGACTGGCAGGCCGAGGTGAAAACTCCCGCATTCACGGAATGGCTGAGTCGTCAGCAAGACGATGTGAAAGCCCTTGCCGCATCGAATGCGATCCGCGATGCCTCCCGGATGCTGCGCCTCTATGTCAGAGACAAAAGCGCACCACCTCCGCCACCTCCGGCACCAGCAACCACAAGACAAAGACAGCTAGCCGCAGCCGTCAACCCCAAGTCGTCCGGTGGCAAGCCATCGGTCACGACCGTGGAAGACGAATTCGACGCGGGGTTTCGATCCCGCTGAACTCTTTGTAAAGGAAAGTCATCATGACTATGCAAACCTTTGCGCTTACCCCAGCGCGAATTGGCAAATTCAAGGGAGAAATCCTCTCCCACGCCGTCCCCCAGGAGGTCATCACCAAGGCTGGCCGCCAGGTTCAGATGCCCAAGAACTCCAGCGATACCTACGTGGCTCGCCGGTTCCTGCCCTTTGGCGGCACTGCTACCGACAGCAACACCATCAACCGCTTCTTCCAAAACGGCAACGGCGACCGCGGCAACGCGATTGTCCAAGCGCACATGGTGCAAGAAGGCGTCACGCCCGCGCCTGACTCCATCGTCCCGCAGGACATCAGCGTGGTTATGCAGCAGTACTCCTGCCTGTATGGCTTCAGCGACAAAACCTACAACCTGTACGAAGACGACATTCCCAAGGCGATGACCAAGCAAGTGGGCGAGCGCATCACCTTCGTGAACGAGCTGATCGTTTACGGCGCGTTGAAGGCCTGCACCAACGTGTACTACGGCGGCACCGGCACCAGCTTGGCAACCGTGAACGGCGGCCTGACGCTGGGCATGATCCGCAAGATCGTGAAGAACCTGCAGGCCAACCACGCCATGCCCGTGTCTTCCGTCCTGGCGGCCTCCAACCGCTTCGGCACCGATCCTGTGGCGCAAGGCTACTTCGTCTACGCCCACACCGATCTGGAACCGGACATTCGTGACCTGCCCGGCTTCGTGCCCACCGAGAAGTACGCTTCTGGCACGCCGATGCCCAACGAAGTTGGCAAGGTTGAGCGATTCCGCTTCCTGACCTCGCCCGATTTCCCGGCGATCCAGAATGCAGGCGCAGCCATTGGTTCGACGAACCTCTACAGCACCAGCGGCACCAGCCTGGACGTGTACCCGTTCATCGTGCTGGCAGAGGGCGCCTTCTCGCAGATCGCAGTGCGCGGCATGTCCAGCACCGATCCCACGTTCCTGCCCCCTTCGCAGAAGTCCAAGTCTGACCCGCACGGTCAGCGCGGCTACATCGGCGCTATTTGGTGGAAGGCCGTGATGATCGAGAATCAGGGCTGGATGGCTGCTGGCTACGTTGGCTGCAAGAACTTGCCTGCCTAAACCATGACCCCTTCGGGGGTTAAGGAACAACCATGCAAAGCAATCTCTTCCAACGACTCGCCAACATGCGCGATGCCAACGACAAGGACGCCCTGCGCCCTGTCCTGGCCGCCCTTGTTGACCGACTTTCTTCCCAAGCCACCTCTACTGCCGGTCTTGTCATCAAGGCTGGTGGCGGTGTTTTGGCAAAGACTGGTTCTGCCGCCTTCCAAGGCGTTGGCGCTTTCGACCCCACCCTTCTCGTTACTTCGTAAGGAGTCCACAAATGGACGCACTCGCACAAGCTCCGGTCACGCTGACCACGACCTACGCCGGTTTGTCGGCAGGCACGACCACCACCATCAGCACCGCCAACACCATTCAGTACTGTCTGCGTGGCAAGGCGATTTCCCCCAAAACCGCCATCACCAATGGCGCAACCCCCACGACCGACGCGACGACCGGCATGGCGTTCACGCCAATCTCCGCGAATCAAGGCACGGTGGTGGTTCTGGGTCTGGACGCATCCGGCAACCTGAAGGCCTCACAAGGGTCTGTCCAGGCGCTGGATTCGTCGGGCGCTTTTGTCCTGGCGCCTCAGTTCCCCGTCGTTCCTGACACGGTTTGCCCCTTTGCGTACATCGTACTCAAGGGCGGTGCAACGCTGTCGGGCACCTGGACCTTCGGCACCAACAACCTGTCGTCTGTGACCGGCATGACTTACACGTTTGTCAACGTGATGGGAATGCCAGACCGCCCCCAGGTTTCCTGACCTGAGAGGCTTCGGCCTCTTTCACCTGAGAACCCGCTTCGGCGGGTTTTTTCATTTCTGAAAGCAAACTATGAACGATGCACTCAATGCGCCCATTCGTCGCGCACGCCGCGAGCTGAACAGCGCAGACATACCCGTCGAGCAAAAAGCCGACATCCTGCTGCAAGACGATGCGCCCATTGAACATTCCCGGACCATCGAACACGCCCACCCCGATGACTTGGTGAATGGCATGGTCGAGCAACTGGCGTTCAACGAGCAGCCCGTCAGCATCCTGATTTACCCCTCCCGCGAAAAGAACCCCCCGTTGGTGGTGGACTGCTGGGTCAATGGCCGCGGCGCTGAAGTCTTTGTCGGCGGCAAGTGGCATGAATTCAACTGCCTGCCCATCAACATCGAAGTGACCACCAAGCGCAAGTACGTCGAAGCCCTGGCCATGTCCAAGCACGACACCATCGACACCGATGTGGGCTCCACGATGGAAGAAAACCCCCACAACCGCATTCGCTGCATGACCTCTGCAACGGTGGCCTTCACCGTGACCAAGGACGCCAGCCCCCATTCGGCTGAGTGGCTGCGTCGCATCATGTCCCGCAAGCACTGATGAACTACCTCCAGTTGGTTCAGCGCCTCAAGCGCAAATGCCGGGTCACGGGTGCTGTGCCGGTGACGCTCGCCAATCAGCCTGAAGAGATTTTGCGACTGGCTGACTGGATCAACGAGGCTTGGATGGATATCCAAAACACCCGGCCTGATTGGCGTTTCATGCGCGGTTCTGTTTCGTTCCCGACGACCTTGAGCAAAGCGACCTACAGCCTGGCGGAAATCCTGGCGCTGGACGCGACGTTCACCGCTTTCGGAAACTGGAAAACGGACACATTCCGAAACTACCTGACCGCCGCAGGCAATACCTCTGAAATCTTCATGAGCTACGTGCCGTATGACCAGTGGCGCGACACCTACCAGTTTGGCGGGTTCCGCGTGTCTACGAGTCGGCCTATTGAGCTGAGCTACGCGCCTGACTTCTCGCTGTGCCTGGGTCCGGTTCCGGTGGCTGGCTACACCGTGCTGGGGGACTACTTCAAAGTGGCCTCCGAAATGTCGGCCAACACCGATACGCCATCCCTTCCCACGCAGTTTCACATGGCGATTGTTTACCGCGCCATGATGTTCTACGGCATGAGCGAAGCGGCCCCCGAGGTGTTTGAAGAGGGCAAAAACGAATTCCGAACCGTGATGGGCCAGATCGCACTGCACGAACTGCCAGCCATTGAAATGTGCGGGGCGCTCGCATGAAGATGCCGCCGATCAAGAGTGAGTTCTTCAGCATGAAGGGCGGGCTGAACCTCGTCTCGCCATCGCTTGAACTTCCTCCTGGCACATGCTTCGATTGCCAGAACTACGAGCCGGAAATCTCGGGCGGCTATCGGCGCATTGACGGCTACGAACGCTTCGACGGCAGGCCATCGCCTTCGCTGGCAAGCTACTGGTATCTGCCCTGCACGATCACCGGCGCCATTGCCGTCGGCAACACGCTGACGGGCGCAACGAGCGCAGCCACAGGCAAAGTCCTGGCA